GCAATAGGATTATTACTCAATAATATAATGTTTAAGTGATATGTCTTTGATCGATGACTTCAAGGACGAGATGGCCCAGATCGTGACCATCTATCCCTATCAATCCAATAATGGTTGGGGGGACCAATATGGGGATGGGGTTTCTTATCCGTGCGCTGTATGCCATCGCAAAATAGAAGTTAAGAGAAAGGGCGGCGATAGCTTCGTATCTTCCATGCAGATACATCTCGATAAATCTGTTGTAGTATCTGCCAGGGATAAAGTGGTGTTCGATGGAGAAATACTTGAGGTTCTGGACGTTAGCACGGAATACGATACAGAAGAGCCTTCAGAGATCTATGCCAGGGTGATTTATGCCTAAAGTGGTTTGGCGGTCGGATGCTATTCTCAGGCTGGTTGAGGAGAACGCCTTAAACGGAGCTGAAGAATGGGCGCGGGCTGACGTCCTGCCCCTATCCCAGGAGAATTGTCCGGTCGATACGGGGACTATGAGGGGGACTGGATCAGTCGTCCGAGAAGGCAAGACTATAGAGATTGGATTCGGCGGACCGTCTGCGCCCTATACAGTCAGACAGCATGAAGATCTGACCCTGAATCACTCGACAGGCCAAGCAAAATGGCTTGAAAACGCCTTTAACTGGCAGTTGCCTATGCTGCCAGGCAGAATTGAGCAACGGGTGAGGAGCGTTTTATGACCGACGTTGTAACGGATATGATCAATGCCATTGTAGCGGCGGGGCATGCCACGGCAATAGGCTTGGACATATTTGCTATGTATGTCAGGCCAACGCCCGTTTCCCAGATCGCGGTTTTGCCTTCCGGGGGATTAAATCCCATAGTGAGCACGGATTCGGCGCATGCCAGGCCGGGCGTGCAGATCCATATAGTAGATTCGGATCTTGCGTCGGCATGGAATAAGGCACTTGGTATCTGGAACACGTTTTCAAACGCCAGTGATGTAGTCGGGCAAGCCATTTGGGCTGCCAGGTCGGGGCCTCTTTATATGGGCCGACAGGAAGACGGGCGACATAAGGTCATGGTCGAGTTCCAGATATTTGCATAATCCTATTTTTATACATACTTTCGCAGGCTGTAAAGCTTGCTTGGGGGCATGAATATGGCAACAAACGCTAAGAGTGGAATGAAGGGTTCCCTTTGGGTGAGCACAACCCAAGTAGGGGATTATAAAAAGGTTGCTGAGCTGACAGATATGCAGCTTAGGATCGATGCACAGGAGATCGATGTCACACATGTCGATTCTGGTGGCTGGGGTGACACTATAACGGGAAAGAAGCAGTGGGAGCTAACTCCTAAAAACAACCTCATCACCACGGATGCCGATGGTTATGGTGTCCTGATGAGCGCCATGCTGGATGAAGATACCATCCTGTACTTCAAGATCCTGAGCGAAGGGACACCAACAACCAATCCCGTTGGTTGGCATGGCGCTGGCAGAGTCCTAGGAAGCTTGATTCAATTGGCGGGCCAGTCCACCGGCCAGAGAGTAGATTGGACAGTGAAAGGCAGCGGTCCCTTGTCTGTAATTGGCTGAGGTGCTCTATGACTACCTCAGCCGTATCTGGATTGAGTGCTTCCTTATACAGGGACGATCCAGAAAACCCTTCGGTCACATTCTCCAACGTTTCCCTTGTGGATTCTGGTGATCATATTCATTGGCAAGCGCCGCGTGGATACCGCTATTGGGATAACACCTATGCAGTTACAATCGAGAAGCAGGTGGGCGGAGCTGGCGACTGGACAAACATAACCAGTCAATGCCAAATCAACTACCTGAGAGGCCGCATAACGGTTGATACCGCCCTGGGTGCTACTGATCTAGTGAGGGCATCGGGCAAGCGTAGAGATGAAAGCGATTTCATCAAAATAGCTAATCTATATGATGCCAAACTCACCATAAACGGTAGTGAGATCGATATCACATCATGTGAAGATGAAGGGTGGGGCGCAACGATGGCGTCATTCTTGAACTGGGAACTGACCGCCGAGGCTTATTACTATGCAATAGAAGATCATGCCAATCTGCTATCCGAGGAGATGATTGCCAAGATCTACGCATTTAATAGACAAGGCTATCATACGTCGGATTTCAATCCTTCCACCGATATCAGTGGAAGCACCGATGACAGCTTCAAGATCCAGCTTGATGATGAACCTAGCCCTTCCTTAGTGACTCTGACGGTTAGTGGGAAAAATAGTGGTGCCTTGATAGCCAGCGAAATGCAATCTAAGATCAGGGCGATTGGAGCACCTTATGATACAGTGACCGTGAAATTTTTGGGCGGTAGATATAAGATAATTTCCGGCACGAGAGGTCCAACAAGCAAGGTGAGGATTCTGAACGCCGATACGAAGAACATAGCAGACAGCCTGAAGATCGGCACTGAGAACGGCGGCATAAACACCGACGGATCGGCGTATTCTTTTGTGGGTAAAGGCGCTCTGAACAGCATTGAGAATATGGTGGCAAACCCCAACGATGCCCAGAAGGAGACTCTGACCTTCAAGGGCCGGGGCGAAATATATCCGGAGAGCTGAAATGAGGGACATTATAGTTGATATGGATGAGGTTCGGAAATTCAGATGGACATGGGATGCTATTCAGAAGTTTGAATCCAGGGCAAAGAGCATCCTAAAGAGGCAGGATATTCTGCAGCCTGGTATGACCACTCATACCGGCCATGTTCTGACAGCATATATCAGAATGGCCGATATCCTGGAGGCCGCGGTAGGGGCCGTTATTGGTAATCCCGAAGGAGCCAAGGGGGCTATCGAGGCATACCTGGAGAAAGGCGGCGATCTTGAGACTCTGCAACTGAAGATCTATGAGGCATATCTGGTGGCAGCCGACCCTTCTTCCTTGGAGAATTGGGAAGCCGATATTCGCATGGAAGAGGAGACCAGGCGGATCAACCGCGAGAAGGCGAACGCGAAGCTGGAAATTGCCCGGCTGGAGCTAGCAGACGACCTGGCAAAGATCGAGAGGCTGAAGAAGCTGGCAGAGAATCAACCGGGGACGACGAATTTAGTGAAGCCGCCAGATTCGCCTACATCCAATTAGGGCTACTCCCTAATCAATTTCTTGACCTTACGCCCAACGAATTACGCGCTCTCCAGGAACATCATAGGCTAGAAGCAAACAGGGAACGCGAGCTTTCTGCTTTTGCTGGTTACTGTTCTGGTGTAGCGTTTGCTATGGCTTGGGCGGGCGAGCTTGCAGAATTTAAAGATTTTTATCGCATAGACGAGCCCGTGGTAAATACATCCTCTGAGTTGGATTTAGAGTACCACATTCGCATGATGCGGCTCTGTGGTGAAGGCGGGCCACCGCTTGACCACTGAATAAAATCACACAATTTTCTCTATTGTTAGTTAGATCTAGCGGAGCGAATAATGGCAGTAGAAGTCGGAAGGGTAACAGCAGTTATCGATGGAGATATCTCTCCGCTTCAAGGCAAACTGGCTCAGGCCAAAACCCAGGCCACAACCGCTGTAGCTGGGATAGAGACCAGCGTTAGCTCCCAGGTCCGGACAGGATTGTCCGGTGCCATTTCTAAGAGCAATTGGAAGGACGTTGGGCGCAGCTTGGCTGACGATCTAGTATCTGGCATAGCGGCTCCGTTCGGGGCAGCTGGCAGCGCCCTATCTACAGCAGCCACAGCCCTAGGGCCTACTGGCATACTGGCAGGGGCGGCCATAGCCGGGGCGGCTGCCATTGCTGGAGCATCCACTTCGGCGGCTATGGAGTGGGAGGCCGGGATGGCTCAGATCTCCAAGACCACCGGCATCAAAAAGGGCACCGAAGATTTCGAAAAACTGAACCAGGAGCTTAAAGACCTGTACGCCCAATCGCCCACAACGGTTGCAGGTATTCAATCGGTGGCGGCGGCTGCCGGTTCTCTTGGAATAGAAAAAACCGCCCTGGCTGGATTCACACAAGTAGCCCTGGAAATGGGTTCTGCCTTCGATATCCCTGCTGAAGAAGCAGCGGTAGCTATCGGCAAAGTAAAAGGGCAGCTCAAGAGCCTGCCTGAAGATGCTGCTGACTCTGCCGACTTTGCCCGCAAATTTGGTTCTGCAGTGGATTATGTGGGCAATAATTTCAATGCTACCGAACGGGATGTTCTCGACTTCTCGACCAGGGTGAGTGGGTCTCTGTCCTCCCTGGGTGCCGGTGCCTATGAGATCGCCGGGTGGGGCGGGATGCTCGCGTCGGTATTTCCTTCTGCTGAACGTGCTGCAGGTTCATTCGATGCGCTGCTGAACCAGCTGACGGCCAATGAGGATTCTGCTGCAGTAGCAGCCAGGCTCCTGGGGGTTAATGTCGAAGAGTTCATGGCTTCGATGACCACTGACCCAACCGACACTATTCTTAGGATCGGCGCTGCCCTGGAAGATTTACCTTCAGATAAGCTCATGAGCACCGCCAAAGCCCTGGGTGGTGCCTATGGCATGGACGTCCTGGTCAAGATGATCGGCCACACCCAGGAGTGGAAGCAGGCCATCGAGGATACGGTAGAAGCCGGTAAGAAGGGCGAATCCATAGGCGAGAGCTTCGCCTCCGGGGCGGCCAATGCCAAAGCACAATTAAGCATTTTAAGGAATTCGGTAGGTGCCATATTACAGGATATAGGCGGCCCGATACTGGACGCCTTCACGCCGGTTATATCCGGCCTGGCTGCGGGGCTCAATAAGATCCGCACCATAGGAGAGAACCTTTGGGAGCCACTTCTCACGGTTACCGGACCAGTTCGAGATGCTGTGGGCGAGGTGGTGGACAGATTTGGAGATCTGGCAAACATCTCCCTGGATACCCTGGTGGCCGGGGCGAAAGGTGTTAATGAGGCGTTCCGTATCGTCGGGGCATTTGTCGGAGCCTTCAAGAAAGAGCTACGTGATGTAGTCACCAGCTCATCGCTTTTCAAGACTGCTGAGGGGTATGTCAATAGCTTCAAGGAGAAGCTATCTGGTATCGGCACGACATTCAGCGAAGCGAAAAACAGGATCGTAGATGGCCTGTCAAATGCCATCCCAACGGCCATATCTGGAGCTATAAGCGCCTTTGGAAGGCTCGGAGATAAAGCTGCTTCAGCCCTTGGAATAGGTGACCTGATCGATAAAGCAGAAAGTTCCATCGGGCAGGTTACAGGCTTCTTCAGCCGGGTATATGATACGGCGGCAGAAGAACTCGGATGGAAGACCGAGAACGCCATGAAAGACGGTCTAGTCGATGGGGCCAATAGCGCACAAGCCAGCGTAGCCAGCACTGTTGAATCCGCTGTATCTCAGGGGGCAACGGCGGGATTCGACGCTATCAAGAAAGGTCTGGTGGATGCAGGATACGATCCTACCCTGGCTGGTTATATGACGGCCTTTGGCTTGTCTCCTGAAGAGGCAGTGGCGGTCATAAATAAACAGACCTCTTCGAAGCATGAATATGGAGGCATATTTGGAAGGGGGTCCGGTGAATATGTCACCACTATAGACGGAACCAGCGTTGGTCTGAGATATCAATCATCAAAGCATTATGGTCAAGATCAAGCATCGCTCTGGGTTGGTGGACAGCGGGTAGCCGGTCCTATCACGGGTTCTGATGCTAGAGCGGTTATCAAAGCTCTTCTCGATGAGATCAACGTCGCCTCCCTAGCGAACGAAGCTACCTATCTGGATCTGATGGGCAAATCAGGACAGGCCGAAGTCTGGAGGCTCCAGCAGAGACAGGCAGAGGAGACAGGGAAAAAGCTTTCTCAGCCAGTATTAGACACCGGCATGAAGTTCAAACGCTATGGAGAAGATACTTCTGTACGATTGAACACGGCGGGCATCAACACGTCGCGGGAAATAGTATCGGCTGGCTACAAGATAGGTTTGGATGGCCATTTAGCAGCTTCTTCAATATTGACGGGTGGACAGATAGGCGGGAAAGCCACAGAAGAGGGTGGATTGGTGGCTGGCAGTGCCCTGACCAGCGCGGCCAATGCCATACGTTCGGCCATACCTAGCATCTATGCTCTCGGGCGGATCGGATATTCATCTGGAGAGACTGGCAACGCCCTGATCAGCGCTGCCAATGCTATACGTTCGGCCATACCTAGCATCTATGCTCTCGGGCGGGTCGGTTATTCTAGCGGAACGGGCGTTGGCAGCACCACGGCTACTACTAGTGGTAGCAAGAGTTCGGCTATAATCGAGACGCGCAGTGCTACGGATATATACAAATCGCTCTTGAACGTCTCGGATTTATCCGCTTGGGGCGGTTCACCTAAATATTACACTAAGGTGGCAGATGTTACTAGCGCCACAGCCGACGAACTTGATTATTTAGGTGATGCAGCAAATACTTGTGGTATCGCTGCATACGACTTATCCCAGGCCCAAACCCGTGCTGTGTCCGCAACAGACTTCTATGCAGACACAACCTTCCAGGCATCCCGAGGCATTCAATACACGCAGGAAACTTTAGACTATATGTCGGGCTGCGTCCTGTCTGATTTTGCTCGTTGGCAGGAATCCATGCCGGGGCTTTTTAAAGAATCATATATCGGTCCAACCGCTGCCAGGGGTTATCAGCTTCCAGCTGTCTTCAGGGACGCAGCCGCGAATACTGAAGAAATGTCAGGCACCACGCTAGCCACTACTGGCAGCCTAGGCACATATAATGGTGCTCTGAAGCTGGGTCGAAATGCTATAACAAATTTCATCAGCGCGCAAAATACAGCCGCTAATTCAGCCAATGCCTACGCTACTGCAACGGCATACGCCTCCACCCAGGTATATGCTGCATCAAACGGTGTAAGATATACGGCTGAAGCGATGACTGACATGGCCGGTTGCGTCCTGTCCGATTTTGCCCGCTGGCAAGAATCCACACCAGGGCTTTTCTATGAGTCCTACATCGGCCCGACATCTGGATGGGCCGGGCCTGGGAAGGGCGCAATATCGTCCCCATCGAATTATCAGTTACCACCCATTTTCCAGTCCTTCGCCAACGAGGGTTACATAGCATCTCCCACCCTGGCTATTGTCGGCGACCGACCTGGTGGTGAGTATGTCGTAGGGGCTGCCAGGTTTGAGGCGGTGCTTGAGAAGATGAGAGGGGGCACAAATATCACCATCAACAGCCCTATAACCGTTTACGGCGGCGGGGATACCGCCTCACTGGATGCAGTATTAGCCAAAAGAAATAGGGAGCTGATGCAGGAGATAACATCCAAGATATCGGCGGCTGCTAAGCACCTTTAGGCTGGATGGCATCCTCGCCGCTGATCACTGGCGGACCGCGGCGATCCATAGCGAAAACTTCTTCAGGTGTATCGCAGAGCTTCCACATCTCCAGCTCAGTGATCACCTTACCTATTCTTTCGGTGAGGTTCACACCCTGGGTGTCCAAACCGATCCAACCATCCTCCACCGGCACCACTACATAACAATGGCTATACCGATGTCCATCAACATAGGCATAAAAACGTATAGCAATCTTTGGATCATAGCCGCGAGCTTTCAGGAATCGCCAATTAGCGGCACTAAGATCTACACAATCGAAAACGTCCTCTTTCCATTTATACTTGAAATAGTACATATCCGCCAACTCCTGCAACAATATAATTTGGCTGGTGTTGTTACATGGTGGCAAATGCCAAGTTTCGCTATGTACTGGCGCTGCTAATATAAAACCTAGTATTATAATTTTAATAATTATATGCATATACAAGAATAGTTCATATTTTCGAATATATGGATTACGGGGCCTGATAATGGAAATTTTAATAACAAACGTGGGAAGCGAACCTATCGAAATTGATGCAGATAGCTGGGAGTTGAAAGAGTATAGGGATGCGCATCGAGCAGCAGAGCTTACTATAAAATGCAGTCGGAAAGTTCCCATCACCAGGTACGCTCATGTTATCGCTTCAGAGGGACGCAGAGTTCTATTTCGCGGTTATATCCAGCAGCCACGGATAAAGAATATAAAAACCAGAGAACTGCTATGCAAAGGTGAAGAAGATCTTCTTCTCCGAAGATTCACCGGACGATATTCTTATGTGCCGTCCCAGAGGCGTTTAATACATGCTTTAAAAAGCGATGCGCCTAACCAGACCGTCGATGCTTATGGGGTTACTAGAAATGTCGGGTTGCTTTTCATGGCTAACTCCCTTATACATTATTATGGCAATGTCATAACGTCGGGCACGCCACATTATGATTGGGTAGCCCTAGGTAGTTGGATATATAAGTTGCCCGGACTCGGCCTAAATAGTCGAATTGGCTCTGCAAATATCTATTCTCGTGGACTGCTTCTCCCTAGAGTATATAACTGGGATGAATTTGTAAACACTACAACCATAGGCAGGTATTCGGACGCTACGGATTTATATGTCAAAATAAACGATTCTGATCATAATATCGGTTTCGGCCCGCTCTTGCCATTATTCGCAGAAAATGCATACGACACCGGGGTGAGATTGGGGCAATTGGATCAACCTGAGACTGTTCTCACAGGTAATTTCCAGACAACTTATGATAGGATTTTAGATATACTGATAGATCTGGCGGAATATCACCAGCTGCAACCAAGATACAGAAGAGATCGGGAGCACACATGTTTGGATGTATTAAAAGATCCGGTCGATAGCGAGTTCTTGCTCCATGAAGATCAGATTGAAGATATTAGCCAGTCCGTAAACAATGATCCCATCCCGTCGGTATTGATTGGCCGGGGCGTTGGCAGCAGGGACGTGCGCCATATGTATGCACCATCCGATCACAGTTGGAAAGGTGTCTGGTATGAAGATGTTATGGACATCGAAAACGGATTCTTAGACACTATGGGCATTTTGAAGCCGACTGTGGATGCTGAGTACACGAAAAGACAATCCAATGAAGTTTTCACTGTAGTACCAACAAGCGAATGGATGTATAGGCCCAAGGTCAATGATATGGTGAATCTGAGATTGGTTGGAGAACCTACTAGAATTCTGCAGGTCTCCAGCATTTTGCTGGACTCAGATGGTCGAATGGAGCTGGAGATTGGCAACCGAAAGGACGACATCGTGGATGCGTTTCATTCCAAGTCTTCGCTTGGACAAGTTTACCTCGATGAATACATTGTTGAATATGGGGAGGCTATAACAATTACAGGCACCATTCAGTTGGGGGACTCCGGCCATGATTGGTGCACTGGAGGTCTGGCGAGATTTACCATACCAGAAGCTGTTTATGTCGCCGATTGGAGTCACAGGGTGACGGCAGATATAACAATAACAGCAGACGTTCCGCCCGAACCGATGTATGTAAAGATTTTTGTGAATGGTTTGGCTAATATATTCTGCCAGCCTACTAACTACTTGCTTGGCGATACTATTCAGAACCTCGATATCACTCGATATGTGTACTATGGCTCGCAATCCGAATTGATTCTCTTTTTGAAAAAGAAGGGAGATTGGGTGGGGGCGGATTGCTCTGCACATCCGATGGCTGATGTGACGGTTACTATCCGAAGCTGGAAGAGAACTCTGCCACCTGCTTGAGGGGTTGATTTTTATGTATCTTGAAGGCATAATTAATGATCTCACGCCAGCTGCCAAGCTGGCTGACATAATCATTCGTCGGCGAAATAAAATTACAGAAGAATACAAAACGAGAAGCTTGGCTGAAATAGTTCAGGGCGGCGGCGGGAAACTCCGGGATGAGAAGGATATTCGGGCGCGTGTGACCGGGGATCGAATCTTGCTCTCTGATGTCTTTGATATCGATGAAGAACTGGAGAAGGATGAAGAGAAGAGAGCACGACTTGAGTCAAGGCTCGCTGAATTCGACCAGAATATTATTCGGAGTATCGAGCGATCATGACAACACATGTAAAACCATACTGTGCTATCCATGGTTTTGATATTACGGATCTGGTTTATGCATCCAATGGCATAGAGCCATCGGGGGGCGGCGTGGGAGTTGAAGAAATCCTAGTCCCTGGTCGCAACTATGCCGATATCAGACACAAGGGACGAGAGCCCAAGAAGTACAGGCTCCGGGTGCGTTCCACCGATAGAGAAGAGATAGAAGCTTTTCTAAACGAAGTAAACACCGCGCCCGAGGATTCGGAATTCTATCCTTTCGATGCTCAAAGGTTCGGGCTGATCGCTGCAGCTAAGGCCATGATGACCTCACCGAGATTGTGGGGCAGCGGAAAGCTGTTTTATGAGGCCGAAGCTGAGATCTTGTGCAGGGAATCTTGGCTTTATGGGCCTGATAAGGGCATACCCTTCTCAACTGATGTCAGCTTGCCCGCTGTCTCAGAGCTGATCAGCAACAACGGCCACGAACGCGCGCCAATGACTTACATGCAGGCATCCGGCGATATCTCAGCAGGCAGTTATGTAGAGAATTTATCCTGCAGGATCACGCCAAACACCAGCACCGCAGAGCATGACAGAGAAATAAAGCTTTGTGACAAGATGCTCCGGGGCGACATCTTTGAGGTAGGGTGGAGGAAAAGAGATGTAGTCCACCGCTATCATACGACCTTTGACCGGCTGTGGTCTGATATCGTACTGGATTTTCATAGCAAATATTCAGGCGGTGTCATATACACGTCGGGGCTTCTGACGCTCTGGAATAACGAATACATAATGATACCCTTTTACGGCCCACTACCCATTTCAGGGGAACCTGGAAGCGCGGTCATAGAGTTTTACGTGAACAGTCTGACCGGCGATCAGCCAGCAGTGCAGGTTGCCAGAGAAACCTCTCTGTCCGACATGCAACCAGTCGATCATGATGATATTGTGATCGGATTCAATCGAATCGAAATCCCCGGCCTAGAGGGTGAGGGGCACGTTGCATTGGGTCTGAAGGCCGGGAATAGTTGCACCGTCGTTTTATCAGAATTAACTGCAAAAGTGAAACGATATCTAGCAACTAAGATGCTGCCGTGGTTAGATCCTGGCGAAAGCGGGAAGATCCGGGTAGAGTGCACGGCTGGTTATAAGCTCAAATTTCTTGAAGTCGATTTTAACGACCGCTACTGGTATTGAGAGGTTATTATGCGTCAGAAGTATTATCTGCGAAACGAAGGGCTCCTTCTGAGCAAGCACGAACCCTATCAGTGGGCAGCAGGGCAGATTTTCGCACCAGGTGAATTGTCATATCATAACGGGGTGACATATCTATGCAAATTGGCTCACGTTGCGGATAGTGCGCATGAACCGGGTATAGGAGCCAGCTGGCAATCCGCTTTTGATCTATTGGCCGTAGGCACGCCGGGCGCACCAGGCGAACCGGGCACTCCTGGGGCACCTGGGGGCACAATGTCCTGGAGAGGGGCCTATAGCGCCGCCACTCAATACAGTGCAAATGACGGCGTGATTTATGAGGGCCGTGCTTTCTATTGCCTTCAGGCGACTGTAGGGAATCCTCCTCCTGCCTATCCAGCCACTTCTAATTCATACTGGAGTCTCTTCGCCGAAAGAGGGGCAGCTGGGAGCGGTGGGGCACCCGCGGTCTTTAATGTGCTAATATATCTCGATAGTGGAACAATAAAAGCCGTAACTCCGAACGGCACCGTTATCGATAATGGTGTGGCGGGCACTGATGATACTGACATATTCGATGCAGCGGTTCAGGCATGCCCGAATAATGGAAGCATAGGCATAGGTCCAGGAACCTACATCCTTAAAGCTAACAAGCTCTTCTACCTATCAAATAATAGCACGACCAACCCCATTTACTATGCTTTTGGCCCGGCCATGGAGGGCAAGAACTGCTATGTGGTCGGGGCCGGTCCTGGTGTAACAGTCCTGAAAATGGCCAATAACCAGCACTATTCCGGCCACCTGGCAGTTCTGATCCTGAATCGAACTACCGGCGATATGAATAATGGATTTACGTCCTTCACTCTGGCGAATTTGACGTTGGATGGGAATCGAGCTAATCAGGAGATAGTCTCAGCTATAGATGGGCCGGGCCTATACCTCTCTGGAAGCGTTCGAACCAACGAGAAAATATTGAATGTCGAGCTGAAAGATTCCTTCGGGTTTGGGGCTTATCTTGGAAATAATGGCAGCGGACCAGCGAAAGGAATTATAATCTCTGGAATATATGCGAAGAATTGCTATAAATCTGCAATATGCTTGGATACTGCGGCTGATGTTTCCATATCTAATTCTGTCATCTACGATGGCAGCATAGGATTGGAGGTATTGGGTAACACTGATTACGCTACTCGCGAATATGATAATATTTCCATTACCGGAGTAACCTGCAAACGCGCTGGAATCACTATCTGGTGCATCAATGGATGCGTCGTTTCCGGTTGCACCATGGACATAACTGGAGCTGTCGTCCATTCCTACGGACTACAGGTACATTGCAGTCGAAACATCGATATCGTGGGGTGCAGGTTCACTGCAAATAAGACCTCACAGTATGTGACCTACATCGATGGCGGTGGGTATATACAAGATGGAAGCTATGATCAGGTCAAATTCAGAGATTGCACCTTCGATGGTTTCCAGGCTCTGAAAGTGTTTGGCTCCGCGGTAGTCGAGGCACATAATTGTACGTTCCATGCATATACTCACTCTGGAACGCCTGGTGCCGCTATTCTCCTGAAAGAGTTCGATGAGACGATTTCCGCTGTTGTGTATCTATACAACTGCGAACTGATCGCAGGAAGTCCGGACACATATTTGATTTCGGGTACGAATGGCGGGATAGTTGTTTTGATCGGGTGTTATGCCCTGACCCCAGGCGCATTCAATGTGAATATCCCTGTTTACGCTTGGGAATGCACTGGAGCTGGACTTGCGAAATGGAAATCTAGATGGATTGCAGAAGTAGGATACAATTCCACTCCGGCTGGTCCCAGCACCATATCAATGAACTTGGATAGAACAGCCCACATAGCCGCGGGCATGCCAATCAAATACTGGACAACCGCTGGTGGATGGGGATACGGCGTAGTCACGTCGATTACATCCAACCAGCTGGTATTTGCTGGAATGCCGATGAGCGGGAATATCAATGCGCTTTTTGTAGGCACATCGGAAATGGTTTGCAGCATAGACTACTTGATCCCAGGGTCTTATGCATCATCCGCAAACAACAGCCTGATTCAAACATTCCAGAAGTCCTTTTCAATATGGCAAGGTCCACCTGCCCGCCTCGTGCGAATCAGCCATCGGGCATTGTCAGCTGATAGCGGCACCGCTCCAAGGGTCACGGCATCCATTAACGGAAACCCAGTAGGGACGGACAATAGCAACACTGGGTTGCCAGTGAGCACCAGTTGGACGCATACTGCATACGGAATTAATGGCAGCTATAATTCGATCAACCTGGGCGATTCGATTGAGCTGAGGACTACCCAGGGCGGGTCCGGCGATTCAACCTTCCTGACGGTATCCCTTGTGTTTGTTTTGGAGAAATGAGTATGCGAATATTAAGGCGAATACCTCTAATAGCAATGAGTTATCAGGCGGTCTATCCCCCAGCATATAACAGTACTTACGTTAAGGCCACTACAAACACTTTTGAAATGGAGCCACATAAAGCTTTAGATCCAAGCCAACCGCTATCTGGAGACGCATATCCTTACTGCTGGATGAGCAATGTCGGAAATCCAACGAGCCAACGATTTCATGTGGATTTGGGTTCTGCAAAGGTAATTGGAAAGATAGTCTATTGCAACTATCACAATGCTGGATACAATACAATACGCGGAGTAAACGGTTTTACTCTTCAGGGCTCTAATAGCTCCAGTAGCTTTTCAAATCTCACATACGCAACAGATACCGGGTGGACGACTATCGAGAAGTCTCCTGCTTCGATGACACGACATACCCAGGCTTATGATGGTGCTCTATTCTATGAAATAACAGTAACATCACCAATAACACCATATCGTTATTACGCTCTAAAATGCGCAAATAATCATGGTGACACCAGCTATATGGGAATACGTAGATTAACATTCTACGAGTTAACATATTAGCTAGTACATCTTTTCTGTATTTTTTATTTGGGCTTAGCTAATGCGACATCCTGCATCTGATTAAAATTCTGCAATATATATTATTTTTTAAAACGCCCAATTTCGGCCCTTTTTTTTCTCCGAAGTATAATTCCCTATCCAAGCCTGAGATCTTGCCATGTGAGCGATTTTGCAGAGCGTTGTGGGGGCCACTTCTTCGCAGAAATGGATAGGGACATTTATTGTATCGACGGAGAGTCCTGCGATTTCGTTTCAATTGGGCCACGTCTTCTCAGACATGGATAGATTGAACTTGGAATGGCTATAGAGAAGACTGTTGAGGTTTCAATTGGGCCACGTCTTCTCAGACATGGATAGAACATCTAGCAGAGGTTTTGGCCTCATGCTATAGAAGGTTTCAATTGGGCCACGTCTTCTCAGACATGGATAGAGATGCTGAATCCCATAGCATAAGGTTAGGGTTAAGAGGGTTTCAATTGGGCCACGTCTTCTCAGACATGGATAGCCTTCTTAGCCCAATCCTCCATGGATATCCATTTGTTTCAATTGGGCCACGTCTTCTCAGACATGGATAGGGCAGCCATTTTAAGGCTGTCGCAGCTGTCGAAATAACGCCGTTTTTCGCGGATCGACCGGACTGCCAAGATTTTTTTAGATTTAACCAATTTTATTAATCCAAGATCACTATGCGCCGATTCAGCGCGGATCGTCGATACTCTTTATAATTTCTTTAATTGTGCGTATGTCTTCACAGGAGTTTTCGTATTACTGGACGCTTCAAGCCCAAATGACCTCCCGGAACCACGTGGTCTTTCCGTGGACAATCATTCTATAATAGACTTCCGGTCCTAGTGGCTTTGCATCTAAAGTCGGTTCTGCAACTAAAGTCTAAGACTTGCAACTAAAGTACAGACATATACAGTGGATTGGTTATATCAATCAATTAGCTGCGTTGATTAAACTTTTTAAAAAATAGTGTGAAGTTTCTTAGTATGTAATCTGGAATTATAAATTAAATAATAAATTAACTTCTTACTTCATCCACCGTTTCTTTGAAATAATCAAATTTTAGTTGCTCTGTGCCTCTCCTAAACTTTTCTTCATCCATGTTCTTAAAGGAGTTCTCTAAGAGGTTGGTCACATCATAATCTGGATCAAGTACATGCCGCGATCGTGCGCGCACAGTAAGCACATCTTCGAGGAACCTTTCATTGCCCTTCTGAGGTGTCAATTCCCATATTCCTTCATTGATCCCCTTTTGTCGGATCAATCCAGCAAACTCTAACTTATATATTGTCCTTTGTACAGGCATTGCTCCATATTCTTCCGTCAAATCATCTTCAACCAATTCTTTTTTATTTTTAAACCTATTTAGTATTTCGGCGGCCTCTGGGACTTGTCTAGTTAAAACCAAGATAGACTGTGCATTGTTCAAATCGCGGTAATTCATGTTTAAGAGTGTGCCGCTCGTAATTCTACTCAATGCATTTCCATCCAACGTACGAACCATTTGAGCTATGCCCAAATCGTCTACGTTCCTCATTATCCAACTTATTTCGCGGTCTTTCTTTCTGGTAGCCACAACAATTTCTTGATGGGAGATAAATCCACCATATTCTCCCTGGAGTTCCATCAGTTCTTTCAAGGCAACTCTATAGCCGTCGGAAGCATCCGACAATAATTGCATCCAAGTCGCCGCTGATTTTTCTCCTGCCAAAAACCCAGTTGCAAATGTATAGGGGATGCCTTTAACCTCTCGTTCGCGTATTATATCGACTTCCGAAAGCGCACCATAATCTGTATTGAACTTAATACTTTGGTTACACGCATTTGACAATTCTGATTTTGGTTTTGGAAAATCCTGCACCGCGCCTAAGATGCGATAATGGTATCCTTGATGGTAGAGCAAGGTAGGGTTTTCAAGGAGGTTTTTTTGAACAAAAAGTTTACTGCCTACAGGATATGGAATGCAACTCTCGACCCGCTTCTTTTCATGATCGAATATAATTAGCTGATCATCATCAAGTTTCTGGATAGTTCCTGCCAATTTCTGATTAAAGGCAGGCTTTTTTGCAGTTGTGGGTGTGATTCTCCAAACATCTTCCCAAATTTTGGACACATCTGTTTTATAATGTGCCACATCTAAGAATGCCAGCCCCCTTGCTAGAAGGATTGAAGAACTAAAAGCACTCGGATTAAGTCTCTTTGTATTTTTATATTTTAAATAATATTCTCTGACTCCTCTGATCATCAGATCTTCCACTCTTATTATATTATTGAGATCGGCGGAATCCAAAACTTCGAGATCATCAAGTCTGCTGTTGACAAGCGGATGATCCAAATACGGCTTGAATATGTCTGGTATCATTTCTTTGTCACTCTCTCGATCATGGACATTCTATATCTCTCGGATAGCGCCTGCCTAATTATAAGGCGTTCGGCCTTATCGTCTATCTTCACATTACCAATTCCCTTTAGTGATTTCCTCCAATTTTCTTGTTTATAGGCCCTATCTAGATCGGGTGCAAAATCATAATTCATCAACATTTTTGCCAATATTTCGTTATCAGCTTCGTTTTGATTTGACGTAGCTTTGTCCCTGAGTGAGAGAAACATGAGAACAATGGCATCAAGAAGACCGTCGTATAAGTGGGTATATCCTTCAGATATTTCTCCACCCATCCGGGCGATTGCGGCGGAAGCCAATCCTCTGATTATGATAAAATATTCAAGATATTGTTTATTAACGGAATCTATTCTATATAACGGCTCGGTCAATCTTATTTGATCGTTTCCCGAAACACTCCGTATTCGTTTAATCTTGACAAGATCGTGAACATCAGATGTAACAAGAATGCGCCTGATGCTATCTAATGGTATATCATTTCCTAATCGTTGATGTAATTCTGTATCATTTAAACCCTCTTTTAAATTCATTATGACTTCCCAATAACCATCTTCAAAGAGCAGCGAAAACAACGAAAAAGCGTTTGAAACCATCATGTCATAATTTTCAGCTAAGATCGAAGCTCTGGTATGTTTCTGAGTGGCACCGATCAGTTCTTGCTCTAGCGCGGGTGTTCCACCCACCCATTTTACTATTATTTTCTTATCAACGGTTTTTTTTATTACAAGTCCTTCTTTTTCCAGACTTCTAACTTTTCGGCTAATTGTAGGCTTAGATAACTCTAGCGATTCTGTAGACTTTAGTTCGTCCATGATCGACTGATAACTAACTTCTTTTTTATTTTGGATTATCCTAGCAACCTTTTCTTCTGTGGTTGATGTCTGATCTAAATCAATGATTTTAGCCATTTTTGTTATTCTTGTGCCTTCCTTCATAGCGATTTCCCCAGTCTGTGCAACGTTGCGCAACGTTGCATTTTGTTTCATTGCCCTTATACCTTACGCCGGGATACTATAACAACTTAATTATCTATACGGTTGCTTTTCTCGATAACAACTTTACCCCCTTCAATCCTCGCAACCAGCTCTTCACCTACCTGAAACGGGAAAGCGCTATCTCTGACAAATTCCGCAGGCAGGTTGATGGTATGCCGTGATTTCACCGCGTAGAGCTTGACTTTTGCCTGACTCGTCATACTTTAGATATTGTATACTCATAGTATATAACTTTGTTTATACGCAAGTATGCGTAATCTATAAATACCTTCAATGGTATATACTTAAGTATGGCATTAGACTCTCGTGAAGTCCGAGGCAAAGCAATCGCCGAACAAGGCGATCAGATCAAAAAAGTCAATGATCACTCTTTCAAGGTAAAATCACAATCTGGAAGCAAGGTCTACGAAGTCAAGACAACACCAAACGGGATGACATGTGATTGCCCCGATTTCGTTTATCGTGGTGGGAAGTGCAAGCATATTCAGGCCACGCGATATTACTTAGAAATCGAGAAAGACACGCCACATGGCATAGTCACTGAGAAGGTCCACCTAACCTACACGCAGGCATGGAACGCATACAATGAGGCTCAGAAGGCAGAGGTTAACCTATTCGATGAGCTGTTGAAGGACTTGGTGAAAGCCATTCCTGAGCCTGAGCAGACTATTGGCAGACCTCGCTTATCGATCCATGAGACGCTTTTCTGTGCCATCCAGAAAGTATATTCTCAGCTCTCCAGCCGCCGCGCGTATAGCCTCTTCGAGAACGCGACAGAGAAAGGACAGATTGAGCATACACCTGACTTCAATGTGCCATCAAAGCTCTTTAAGAATCCTGAGATGACACCCATTCTACACGAGCTGGTAACGCTATCTGCATTGCCTGTTGCTGGAATAGAGAATGATTTCTCAGTAGATTCTACTGGATTTAGAACAACCACATTTAACGCCTACAACGGCATGAAGCATGGCCAAAAGAAAGAGCATCAATGGGTAAAAGCTCACCTTTGTGCAGGCGTAAAGACAAACATCGTTGCTGCTGTGGCAATCACAGATAGCAACGGTGGCGATTCCCCTCAATTCGGGCCTCTTGTTAAGAAGACTGCAGAAGGATTCACTATTAACGAGGTGTCTGCTGATATGGCTTACTCCTCACGCCTCAATCTCCAATTGGTGGCAAACGAAGGAAGCAAGGCATACATTCCGTTCAAGAAGAATGCAACTGGAAGGGCAGGTGGATCAGCTCTTTGGAAGAAGATGTTCCACTACTTCCAGCTTAACCGCGATGATTTCATGGAGCACTACCACAAGAGGAGCAATATCGAGGCCACAAACGCTGCGATCAAGCGCAAGTTTGGCGAAACCCTGAAGTCCAAGAATCCTGTTGCTCAGGTAAACGAGCTACTTGCTAAAATTATTGCGTACAATCTGACTGTAGTAATTCATGAGATGTACGAAAATGGGATACAACCAGAGTTCTTGCAAATTAAGTCTGGTGGCTGCAAAGGAAGTCCCTCATTTTAGGGACTTTCTATGCAAAGCCTCTCCGAGGGAAAGCTATTTATTTG